TCTACAGAGCTACCAGGCCTTTTCGGCGACGAATGCGGCCGAGTGCATGTCGCCGTGGATCATGCGCCTCGAGTTTGACGAGACGGCGATGGCCTCTCGGAGCATTCAGGACATGGTGGCCATCCAAGATGCGCTGATGGCGCAGGGCGGCGTGGCGAGGTGCGTCTACACCGACACGAATGCCGACAAGCTCGTCATGCGCATCGTGTTTGCGCCCGAGGTGGTCAAGAACATGCTCACGCTGCGGTTCATGGAGGAGCGGGTCCTCGACGTGGTCATTTCGGGCGTGGACGGCGTGCGGGGCGTGTACCAGCGGGACGTCAACAAGGAGCTGCTCTGGGACAATAGCACGAATGCGTACGCCTCCAAGAAGCAGCACGTCCTGGACGTCGAGGGCAGCGGCGTCCTCTCGAGCCTGCTAGCCTTTCCCAACATTGATCCGACGAGGACGTTTAGCAATGACATTCACGAAGTCATGGACGTGTTTGGCATCGAGGCCGCTCGGCAGGCACTCTACGACGAGTTCTGGGAGGTTCTCTCGGCGGCCTACGTGAATTACCACCACATGTCGGTGCTGCTGGATGCCATGACCTACCAGGGTCGGCTGGTGTCGGTGGACCGCTTCGGAATGGGCAAGCACGACAATGGAGTTCTGGCCAAGTCCTCGTTCGAGGAGACGTCGAGAATTCTGTTCAATGCCGCCGTGTCGGCCGAGTTTGACCCGATGAAGGGCGTGTCGGCCAATATCATGTTTGGACAAAAGGCGCCGTGCGGGACGGGGATGGTGGAGATTCTGCTGGACGAGACTCGGTTGCCCGAGGGCGACGAGGACATGTTCCAGGACTACCGTGAGCAGCTTCCGGCAAAGGCGGCACCCGCAGCACCTACTGGCGAGTGCCGAGTCGAGGACATTACTATGTGGTAGCCAGACCGCAGGTGTTTTCGAGCTGGCGCACCAAAATACCGTCGAGTTCTTGCGTCGACAAGCTTTTGTAATTGTAGATGATGGTCCGAAAGAAAAAGTACTCGTAGAGGCCGAGCATGAGAATCATACAGACATTATCGCCAAGAATGAACTTCCAGTTGAGGCGAATTTTGCGATACTTGGCGGCGAATGCAGCGATAGACAGTATTAGAACGAGAACCGAGACGTAGACCCAGGCCTGAATTTGCAGAATATTGTTATAGGCCGTGCGGGCGGCGGCGGCTTTTTGCGCATCGGCCAGAGTGTGCGTGGCGTTCAGAAGGGCGGCCAGGAGCTCGGATACGGCAGCGGTGGTATTGGGCGGCCAAGAGGAGCACTTGGCGAGAGTTCCAGCAAGGTAGGACTCGACGGTGGTTTGGATTCCATAGTCTTCCGACTTGGAGACGATTGCAAAGAAAAAGATCGTCTCAAACACCCCTATGAAGGCGATGTGCAGCATGAATGAGATGCATCGTTTTACATACTTGTTCCGAACGACGATAGGCGCCAGCTGCGCAAGCGGTGCCAGCTCTCGATCGGGCATGAAAAAGAATGAATCGGAATAGGAGGGTTGCCTCCCGGTCATTGAATATATTATTTCTTGTAGGTCTTCTTAGCTGCTTTCAGGGCGTCGCCGAGAGAGAAGCTCGGGTTGGCCTTCTTAACGGCCATGACGTGCTCCAGCCAGGGAGACATCTTGCCGCTCTTGCGACTGGCCTTGCGGCTGCGGCGGCCGCCCGAAAACAGCTTCGGGTCATCCTTGTCACCAACAGTCAGTGGGTCTACAACTTGTTCGGCTGCCGGCGGAGGAACACGGACGTTTCCGTCAGCGAGTGCGGGATCAGGTCCGCCAACATACGGACCGCCACCAAAGCTGTACATCTCCCCACCCCGCATGCGACGTCCACTGCTGCGGCGGCTGCGGCGGCGCCCGCCCATCGGAACCCCTTTCCCCACTAGAATACCGCCCTTCATCGACTTGCGACGGCTGCGGCGTCCACGGCTGCGGCGCCCGCCCTTCGGAGGTTGTTGGGGGTTCTCGTTTGGGGGGATAGCACTGTTCATTGTTCTTGGGTCAGAGATTATTTGGAGTGAGTGCGATAGGACTTTTCGGGCTTGATCTCAAATTTTCCGAGGGGGCTCGATATTTCGTGTTCTCGGTTGAGATTCAGCGCTGGGTCCTGGATCGTCACTGGAATCTCCTTGACCGGATTGAAACGCAGAGGTTCGGGCTTCAGGACAAACGGGCTCTCGATGAACTTGCCTACATAGGTGTCCATAGCTCCGTCGAGGCTGCCGTAGTTCATGGCGACCCACTGGCAGCCGTACGCAAAGCAGAGCTCAGCCTTTTTGTTGTTGAGATTCGTCGTGTCGTCGTCGGGCACGACCATGGTGATTTTGCGGCGATTGTAGTCCGTGTCCCCCTGGGCGTCGTAGGTCTGCGTAGCCTCGGTGAAGGACACCCGTCGCAGGCTGCCCGTCCCCCAGGTCATATTGACCATCTCCTCCATGCCGTTGCCCTTGGTCTGCTTACCGCTGACAACAATCAGCTTGCCCATAAGATTACACACGGGCTCGATGGCCAAGTCCTTGCGGCTGTAGCTGTACTCGGATGGCAGCATGAACTTGCGCAGCGTCGTCTTGAGTATCTCGGCGCAGTCGGTCATGGTTGTATTGCTGTTCGTGTGAAAGTCGATCGAGAGGACAAAGGGGTTCTTGCTGCCCGTCGTATCCGCCGCAAAGGCCGTGTTGGCGATGGCCAGACAGCATTCTTCGAACGGAATGGTATTGTACGAGTACATGTTCTTGGTTTTGGAGTTGGCGTACCCCACGACTGGCTTCTTGTTCACTTGGTATACGTGAAGATCCACGAGCCGAGCGCCGGCGAGAATCACCTTGGTCAGGGATGCAGAGTAGATGTAGTCGTAGGCCGATTTTCCTGCGTAGACGGAAAGGCCCGAGGAGGCCATGTAGTAGTCGCACAATGTAAAGTCGCTCGGGCAGCCGACTGGAGCACCGTTGCCAAAGGACTCTCTCGTATTGTAGGCGTCCAGGTTCTGGGTGGCCACCTCGGGATTCATCGGGTACGGAAAGGTGATGCTGATAACGCCGACGATCGTGAGAAAGACGACCACCGTAATCAAAAGAATCAGTACTGGACCCCACATTGTTATTTACTCCGACGATCTTTAAACTCGAAAAAGAGTCGGCGCATGTGCTTCATGATGGGGTCGGGCACCTTGCGGTCCATCGGAATGTTAAAGAGGCAGCAGTGGAGAAAATACACACAGTACATGCCGCACTGCCCGTCTCCGTACTGGTGGCGGATATCGTTATGGCGCAGCTCGGTTGGCTTTGAAAACGTCCCCATGTCGTCGAGCTGCTTCCCCCAACGCCGCATGAGCTCCTGAACTTCGGGCTCGGGATCCTGGGCGTACGAGTCAAAAAAGGTTATGGTGGGAGCTGAAGTCTGAAAGTCAGCAAAGGCCGCAATCCAGTGCTCCCCAGGCCCATCGCTGTCGTCCGTATTGAAGACCACACCCACCCGACGGTAACCCTTCTTGTAGAGCTTATCGATGGCGAGACTACAGAGGGACGAGACGAGGCACTGGCCCGTCTTTTTGCGGCGGTCAAAGTCGATGGGCACACTGCCAACATAGTAGTAGTCGGGAATGATTTCGCTATAGTACTCTTGGGACTTGTCGATATCGTCCGAAGACAGCCATTCCGAGCCGTTGGTCGCCCAGCTGATGGGTGCTGCCGGTTTGCGGACGAGGGCGTGAGTGATGCACGCCAGCGTCGCATCGTCGCAGACCTTTTTCAGACGCTTCGTGATTTCGCTCCATGCGTTTGCCCCCTTTGGAATCGGCCGCTCGCCGGGATGTTCTTTAGTATAGGCTTTGCGGAGAGCTTCGACCTGCTTGGGGTCCATTGTTCAAAACGGATCTTTGTTTTTGTACCGCCAGCGGAAGTACAAGAATGAATACGACGCAGATTGACCAGCGTGATCTCGTCAAGGCGGTGCGGACGTTTCGGGACCGGGACGACAAGCTCAAGGAGCTCAACAAGCAAGTGCAAAAGCTGCGGGAGGAAAAGAAGCTGGCCGAGGAGGAAATGTCGGACATTCTCAAGCGGTCGGTGTTTGCGACGCTGGACAAGCTCGAACTGCCCGACTCGGTGGTCAAGATTCAGCGCCCCGAGACGTGGAGCAAGCCGTGGTCGTTGAGCAAGAAGGACCTGGCCCTCCTGCTGCAGGACTTCTTTCGGGGAGCCGCCGGGTCCCGGACCGAGGCGGAGGCATGCTTCGAGTACATTGTCGATCGCAAAAAGCGAGAGCTCGTATCCAAAGAGTTCTCGTTTACACGGGTTCTGAATGTATCGGATAATGGAGCCGACACCGCCGGGTCTGATTGAGTGGCTGCGTACGCCGTCCTTGCAGACGCCCAACGGCCGAGTATTGACGCCCGAGCACGAACTTCGCATGCTGTTTACCGACCTAAAGGACGCACTACTTAAAAAGAACTTACTACGTAGCGACTTTAACAGGTATAAGATCCTCCATTTTTCGCAGTTGTGCACGGATGTCTTCCGACACTCTTCTGTCTAATCGCACCCAGCGGATTCTGTCTGCGTTCCGTGATGGCCACGCCGAGACGCACGCCGACAAGTACGAAACCTATCGCAAGCAGTGCCCGTTTTGCCAGATCATTGTTGAGGAGCAAATCACGCACGTCTACGGGATTCTGGAGGCCACGGTGCGCCCCGTCCTCCTGGCGGCGTGGACGCACTGGGACGTCAACGGCTACCCCATTGCGAACGGCGGGGCGTCGTTTGACGAGTTTTTAGGCGACATTACGCACCGTGCATTTCTCTCGTGGGTCCAGCCCATATATCGGGACGACGTCGAGTTGACGGACGAGGAGTTGTTGGAGCACCCGATCGTCAAACAAAAAATCCGAGATAGTGTATAATGGTCCAAGACGATATTGCAACGGGAGGTCGTCGCCGTCGTTCGGTTCGGAAGACTCGGAAGACTCGGAAGCACCGGGGAGGGTTTATGGGAGATCTGCTGCTGGCGGGCTCGGCGCTCGCTGCGGCAGTCTACGGTCGCCGCCGCATGGGGGGTGGAAGCAAGAAGACTGCTAAGATGCCTCTTCGCACGACTAAGAAAGGACTTGTATAGTCGGCGGCTCGAACCCGTTAAAGGTCGACAGCGACACCCATGAATAAGCGCCAATATTCGGAACATCCAGGACGTCTGAATCGTCGATCTCTTTCGGCAACCACACGTCTTTTGCAATCACGTCCGCCGAATCGCACGTCCGACCAAATACCGTATGCGGCACCGTCTCGCCGTACGGCTTGCGACTCGGGCAATGAAAGGTCGGTTTGAATCCGTCAAACAGTACACCCGAAAACACACCGTATACAGACTCGTCGATGGTAATACTGTGCGTTCCGTCAGGCATGATCTTGCGTCCGATGACGGGCACGGTCAACGAACAGCTCTCCTCGGCAAAGAAGCGCCCCGGTTCGGCAATCACTGTTTCGAACGGCAGCGTCCTCATTTCGTGCCGAATGAGCGGCGCCAACTCGTTTCGAAAGAAGCCGTCGTTGGCGGAATTGCCGGAAAAGCCGCCACCAATGTCTAGGACCTCGGGGCGAAATCCTGGATTGCCCTCGAACGCATTCACAAACTGGCGCACCGTGTCAAAGGCGGACTGGTAGGCCCCAACCGAAGTGCAGTCGCTGCCGACGTGAAACGCCAAGCCGCAGATGGTAAAGAACGGCTCACGGTGGAGGAGCTCGTGGACGTTCCGAATGTGAAACCCAAACTTTTTATTGAGGGGAATGCGAGCGCCGCCCTTGTCATCCACAAAGATGCGGACAATGGGTCGTGGTGATCGAACAATTTCGTGAATTTTTTGCAGCTCAAACAGCGAGTCAAAGGTTACGGTCGACACGCCCGCTTCTCCGAGTTGCTGGCGAGACTTGCAGGGATTGGCGTAGACAATGTCGGTCTGGGCCGAGGCTCCGACGGCTTGGGCGGCTCGGACTTCCTGAACCGATGCGCAATCGAATCCACAGCCGCCCCTGTGGAGCTCGGCGAGGATGGGCGCCAAATTATTGGACTTTACGGCGTAAAATGGGCGGATATTCGGCAAGCACTCATTCCACAGGCGCAGGCGGTTGCGAACAGATTGGAGCGAGACCCGAAAAGTTGTCGACAGCGTTATTGATGAAGCGAGAGACAATTATTTATTACAAACAGTCCAGCACGACTTAAATGCAAATCGTATGTATAGGTAATATGGAATACTTGCCGTACAATTCCCGAAATGTTGCTCTGTCTGCAGATGATGTATGTCGCATCATCTGCAGACCAGACTATATCGTGAAGGACATTCGCACCTTTCAAAAGGCGATGGTACATACGACCTACGTGCGGAGGGCGGACTATACGACCCTCACCGGTGAGCCGGCGGTTCTCGGCCCCTGCCCCAAGGGCGTGATGGACCTGCAGCCCGAGTCGTACGAGCAGCTCGAGTTTCGAGGCGACTCGATTCTGGGCGCCGTCGTGGCCAACTACCTCTGCGAGCGCTACCCCACCGAACCTCCTGGCTTTCTCACCAACACTCGCAAGTTGATTGTGCGAAACAAGACGCTGGGTATGCTGGCTCGAGACAAGCTCCATCTCGACGCCTTTTTCGTTATTTCCAAGCACGTGGATGAAATGAAGCCCGAGCACGGCCGCCGAAACATTGAAAAGTTAGGCGATGTTTTGGAGGCGTTTATTGCGGCGCTCTGGATCGATTCGGGCAACGATTGGCCGACGGTATCGGACTTTATCGTCCACCTCATTGAAACCCATCTAGACATTCCTCTTTTGCTACGAGAGGACGATAACTACAAGGACCGAATGCAAAAACTATGCCAGCAGACGAAGCAGTTTACGCCCATCTACAAGATGGTATCGTCGAGCGACGAAGCGGGCTTCACGATGGCCGTATGCAAGCCGAGCGGGGAAGTCATTGCGACGGGGACGGCGCAGACCAAGAAACAGGCGGAGCAGTATGCGTGCAAAAAAGCATTGGAGGGATATGCTAGCGCAGGAGCCGGGAGTGCGTGAGGCGGTAGGTCTTGCGGTGGTTGCGCTGCCGCTTGCCGTTGCGGCAGGTCTTTCCCCGTCGACAGGAGCTCGAGTACTCGGCATAGCGGCTGACGCACGGCCGCTTGCTGCCCGTGGCCTTGCAGAGGTCGTCCATGAGCCCTTTGAACCACGCTACGAGGCTCGCCCGGTTCGTGAGGTCCAGGGAGCTCTTGTAGGACTTGGCGATCTTGCGCAGTTCGGGAAAGGGGTAGACGTCCAAAAGCGCTTCGAAAAAGGTCTGGTAGGCATCGGTCTTTTCGGGAGTCACGTCTCGGTAGTTGAAGACGACGCAAAAGAGAAAGTCCATGCCTGGGGGAGCGCTGGGTTTTTTTGCGAGCAGGTCCGTGTAGTGGGCCTGTATCTCGTCAAACGGCGGGTCGTCGGGCGGACAAATGACTTTCGGGTCGTCCTCGCACTGGTCCCGGAGCTTCTTGTTGACTCGGTTGTGAAGGTCGTACAACCAGCGGTCGGCGGGCTCTCGGTACTTGAAGTCGCCCGCCATGAATTCGATGGTGCTTTCACGGCAGAAGCGGCAGGGGAGAATGTACTGCTGGGCGAGAAAAACAGCTTTTTTGCGGGGCAGGTCTTCGGCGGCGATTAGATGGAGGAGCTGCCAGCCCGAGGGCCCCCAGAATCGGGTGTCCATATGTCTTATTTAATTGCTTCATAATAATGAGATGGCGACGATAAAAGTTATTTAAAAACAGAATGGGTAATAATAGGAATGCCCATACATACGTTTGGAGATAGTCATTCCTACTATGGTTGGAATGAGATTTCAAATATTCAGATTCATCAATTAGGTCCAAAGTTGTGTTTTTCTATAGGACGTGACGGCATTAATATAAACGACGGATATAATGTAAACAATGGAGACACTGTAATATTTTGTTTTGGTGAAATTGATTGCAGATGTCATATACACAAACATATAACCGAAAACAATGATTATAAACAAATTATTGATTCCATAGTAAATAATTATTTTATCCAAATCAAAAATGCTGTAGACAAATTTGAAAATTTAAAACCAGCTATATATAACATTGTTCCGCCAATTCAAAAATACAATACTTGTGAAAATCCAGAATATCCATATTTAGGAACAGACGATGAACGAAAAACATACGTTTTGTATTTTAACGAAAAATTAAAACAAAAATGTGCTGAATACAAATTCTTGTTTTTTGATGTTTATAATAATTATATAGATGAATACGGCTTTTTGAGAAAAGATTTAAGTGACGGTAATGTTCATATTCGTAATGGCGTTTCTATCCGTAATTTTATATTGGATAACTGTCTCGAATGAAGAGAATAAAATAACGGGTGATTCATAATAATGACGGACGTATCAGAGCTCATCGTGCTGGCGTGTGCGGTATATATCGGCACGGTATTCAAGGATTTCATGTTTGTGTTTATGAAGGACTTTGTGCACCCCCTTCTGCATATTCCGTACATTCACTCGGTGATCGGCAGTGGCGACATGATACGAGGCCTGGTCGACTTTCTGGTCGGGCTCGTCATCGTCGTCCTCATCATCCGAGTAGCGCAAAAGCCCTTCTCGAAACTAATCTCGGTCATAGGTAAGTAATGGCGTATCCTCAAGCCGAGACAACCAATCCTGGGATCTTGGGTAGCGTAGGGTCAATATTTTCCTCGTCGGTAAAGTCTGTAGGGGATTTTGTGGGGAACGCAGCAGATACATTCAAATCGTTTGCAACTAAAGCGAGCGATGGAATGAGGGAGTTGACGGGTAGCACGCCCGCCACTCCAGCTTCCACCGCCCCGCCATCTACGATTGCCACGGGTGTAACTGCTCCAGCAGCCGGCGGTCGCCGAAAGACGACGAAAAAAGGGGGTAAGCGCCGGACGCATCGCCGTCACGGCCGCCGCCGCCGCAGTTAATCCACATCGTCCCTCATCTGAAACGTCTTCCACCCGCCATAGGTATACTTGCCGTAGCGGACTTCGATCTCTTTGAACATCTCGGGCACCTTCCAATCTCGGGTGCCCCGGTTGGTCTCCCACCACGTCTTGAACTTTTCCGTCACGCCGTTCTTGCGCACGGCAATGACTTCCTCGCCCTCGGCCGAAGGGCGGGTGCACTCGCCGATAAACTTGGTGATTGCGTTATTCTCCTCCCGGTACTCCTTGGTGTACTCGAGCACCTTATCAGGCGGAACCAGGTTGCTGTCCCGAGACTCTCGGTAGAGGTGGATGAGGTAGGCCAGAAAGCACCGTCCCCACTCTTCGGACTTGACCTTGCGCTCGATGGACGTGTCCATGCGAAACTGGTTGGGACCGTCGGGCGCCGCCACGAACTTTGAGATAAAGTTGATGACCACAAAGCGCCGCCACGTGCCGCCGTCGTTGGTGTTGACCTTGGGCTTGTCATTGCACGCCAGGTGAAACTTGCACTGAAGCTCAAACTCGGCCATGGCCTTGGATCCCGCAAACAAGTCACGGGCCAGAATCTTTTCCGAAGACGTCAGCTCCTTCATGAGACCCGTATTGATCGGCACGGCGTCGTCGGGCTCCTGCATGCTGACAAAGCGGCGGCCCTTGAGACGCACGACCTCGGGCGCCGCCGAGGCCGACTTGTTGCGGCCCTGCGTAATCAGCGAGATCGGGACCTTGCACGCATAGTCACCCAGCGCCGTCTCCATCAGATTGATCAACATGGACTTGCCGTTGGAGCCGCTGCCAGTGAGAATGTGGAACTTTTGATTGCCGACGCCGTTGAGGCTCTTGGACATGTGGACGAGCGTGTATTCACGCACCTCGGGGTCGGGCAGAACCTTCTTCAGAAAGTCGTTGATTTCGGGCCACTCTCGGTAGTCTCGGTAGGTCATTTCCGTATTGACGTCGAGCTTGGTCGAGAACGACAGGTAGTCCTCGGGCTTGCCGTCCCGAAACTCACAGGTATTCATGTCAAACACGCCGTTGCGGCAGGCGAGCAAGTAGCGGTTCTCGTCGACCCGCTTGGTAAAGGTCTCGTCGAGAAACAGCTCGCTGCACTCCTTCATGACGTTGGTCTTGAAGGCCGTGGTCTTGAGCTTCTTGGCGACCTTTTGCAGGTCGTCCTCGAGGCAGGCGGCGGCGCAGAAGTCGCACCCGCAGGCCCGGGGCTCCTTGGCGTCGCACGTTCCGGCCAGATCGGTCATGCGCTGGCCGTGGACCGTGGCCCGCTGGCGGTACATGCGCCAGATCTCGGTCGAGAACTCTTGTTGCAGCTGCACGCCCTTGTCGAGCTCCTCCCAGACGTGACCCGTGAACTTGTACCACACGTTCTTGCCAAAGCTCACGCACTTGAAGGTGTCCCGGAACTTGCTGTAGACGACCGAGGCGACGTCAAACTCGGCGGCGCTGCGAGAGGCGTCAATCTTGCGCATGATGTTATCCTTTTCAATCTCGAGGTAGCGCTCGGGGTTGTCCATGCGAGACCAGTACAGCAGAGAACCGAGGGTCAATTTCTGGCCCTCGTTGATGAAGGAGAAGGAGTTCCACTTGGACATGCACTCCCGAAGGTTGAACTTGTCGGAGCGGCGGCTAAACTCTTCAAACTCGTCGTAGAGGTCGGGGTGAATG